ACCGATGAGCTCAATGATTGGTTAATCAAAAACAAAGACTTTTCTCCTATTGACGTGAGTGAAGAAGGCTTCATCGCCGAGTACGCTGCTTACGAACGCGAGGTCCTTGCAGACTTCGACAACGGCGTTCTCCACCCCACTCTCGTCATAGACATGCCCAAAGCGGAGACTAGATCACTAGAGAAGATTGCAGATGTGAAAACACGCATTTTCTCGGTCTTCTCGGATGCTCGAGCCCAGATCTTCATCAAACGCCTCATTGGAGGTGCTTTCGAAATGATGGAGTCCCGGCCTGTGGTTTCAACTATAGGCCTCGGCCTGAATGTTTACTCACACAAGCACGTCAGCCAACTTGTTGGTGTGCTTACATGTGAGGGACCCACTTGCATTATCGCCGGTGATTTCAAGAACTTCGACGGTTCGCATCCCCATCGCTCTATCGATCTTATATCCTCCGAAATTGTGGAGCAATTCTATCCTCTCCACACTCCTCAGGTCAAGTCGCTAATGAAGTACGCTCTTCGCGGCGTGACCAGTGTCATTCACAAAGCCAACCATCTCATATGGCAATCAGAGTCATCCCTCCCTAGTGGAGTATATGGAACAACTGGTTTCAATTGTCTCTTGAACGACGCTGGGCACCGCTATTGCTTTATAGCACTTGCGCGCATCCATGCGCCTGAGCTTGCAAACAACGTTTCGTATGATCGCCTCGTCCATCCCGTTTATTTCGGAGACGATGTGGTTCTGTGTGTTAACCGAAGTGTTCTCCCCTGGTACAACCAGAAGACTTTGATGGAGACCTTCCCTAGCCTCGGCTACACTTACACTCTTGAAACGAAAGTCGACGGGGCCGACGTCCCACTTGCGCGCGACATCAACGAAGTTACGTTTTTAAAACGCCACTTTAGGATCTATCCTAGCACTGGTGTCATTCGCATGGCTTTAGCTAAGGAGTCCATTGAGAACATGGTCAATTTTGTTACCATTGGACAGCCCATAGGCCGAGCGACATTGGACAACTGTGTCTGCGCTCTCGTTGAAGCCGCTATGTGGGGCGAGGATTACTTCCAAGATCTCAGATCCCGCCTCGTCGAAGCCTTGAGCCTTCAAAATCTCTATGGCAAGCTCGAAACTTTGACCAATTTTGGTCACCCTCGCACCGAATTACCTCGCACGAGCTACATCGTTCTTAACAAGATCGATCGTGGACAACTACCTGGCGAACTCAAAAGCTACATGCTAGAGTTCGCTGTGCGAGAAGAGGTTGAAGAGGAAATCGCTCTCAGCTGGGTCAGTTCGGCTTATGTGGACTTCTTCAAGTCCTGGTGCAAAGCCCCGACCCTCTATCCAACTATCGGAGAGACCGAGTTCAAACTCGACCCAACCTTAAACTCAAAACAGATTTTGCAGCGGTTTGAGTCCGCAATCCTTGAGAGACCTGACGCCAATGCTATCAAAGACATTTACTCTCAGTACGTGTTGGCGGACGCATCTCTTTCTATCGAATAAATATTTGTAAATATATGCCCATAACTTTATTGAACTAATAATTTATTTTGATTAATTTATGCTAACTTTGTTATTTTGTTTTAAACTCTTTTTCGTACTATATCTTTTGCGTGTTTATTTTAACTATGCTGAATGTCAGAGTGTCTCAAGGGGGTCTTGAGAACGACACAAGGCCGGCTGAAGAGCAAGAGGGGACACTAGTCCGCCTTAAATACTAAGTGTTATGAACACTCCAAAACAATCCAATGCTAA